ATCTGTCATAGCATCATAAGTTGTGCCACTTGTTACAGATATATTGTTAGTATTCCAATAGTTTCCGTTGCCTGAATAGTCTTTACCAAGTCCTGTGTTAGAACCTGATGTTAGAGAATCATTAGCAAATTTAAGGTAGAAACCATTAGTGCCATAAGTGCCTGTGTATTTAGCTGGTTGCCATACGCCTGTAGTTGAGTTTGTAGAACCGAATGATGATGGTGTTAGGGCTTGTCCGTCAATAAAGTTTACTTCGGTTTGATATCCATCAAGATAATAATCAAGTGTAGTTACACGCCTAGTCCCAATCGTATTTTGAACATTATTATTGATATTACCTGATGCGTAATTTTGTGCTATCTGTGTATTTATAGTAACTGTTTGCAATGTACCATTGATATACAAACGCATACGATTAGCAGCAGTAGCATTAGTTGTATCAAGTACAGCTACAACATGATACCAAGCTGATGGGTCACGAAATACTTGCGTTGTGACAAGGTTCGGGCCAAGGACACCAGTTTCATTAACATAATGCCCAAGTTGGTCGCTGTTTGTAAAATATATAGATACAAGTTCATCTGCGTTTATGCCATTATTTAGTCCAGCACCAAATAAAACTTGATAAGAACCTAATGAACCTCTTTTAACCCATGCACTCCATGTCCAAGTTCTTCTATTTCCATTGCTTGATGGTGTTCTACTTAAATAAGCACTAGCACTACTTCTAAAGCGAAGTGAGTTGTTTATATCATAGCCACCAGCAGAGATAGCATTACTGTTTTGTAATATAGACATTAGCTTAAAGCTCCTGAAGCTGTGCAATATACGTTAGTTCCGTCAGATAGGTATGATATGAGATATGTACCTGCTGCTGAAACACCTGTTAAGAATGATGCACCTACTTTTGTAGTAGCTGCTGCTGTGACTGCATATCCACCTGTATTTACTAATAAGATATAGCCTGACTGTCCTGCTGTAATGTTAGTAAATGTAAGAGCAAATGTACCTGTAGGTGTGCATTTAAAATTATTTGTGACGTTCATGTCAAATGAACCATCATTGTCGGTAGTAACTGTGCCACGTTGTGAAGCTGTAAATGTTTCTAATGTGCCTAACCCAGCTACATCTGTGCCAATAGTTAGACCTAAGAATGACCTTGCTGTAGCACCACCAGCACCTAATGTGGTTAAGTCTGCGTCATAGGCTTGTACGTCTGTACCGATAGCTAGACCTAAAGCTGCTCTTGCTGAAGCTGCTGTAGTAGAACCTGTACCACCTGCACCTACAGGAATAGAGTCACCACTTGCTGCTGACTGTAGGTCACGAATTTGTGCCATTAAGGTTCTAATAGCATTGTTAATATTAGATGGTGCGCAACCCTCATCAATATTAATACCTGCAATATCTGTATTTAAATTTGCGCCAGCACTTGTTGATGAATACTGACTTATTTTATCTTTTGCCATAATTGTTCCTTAAATTAATTCCCATGTATTGCTACTTGAACTTGGTACTGTCCATGTGTCTGAACTTGGAGTTATATCAGTCCATGAACTTGCACCTGCTGTTATTTCTGTCCAAGTATCGCTACTTGGTGTTACATCACTCCATGACTCTGAACCAGGTGTGACTGGTGACCATTCTTCACCTATAATATAGCCATTAGCTATGACTGTGGCATTGCTTGTAATACTACCCAAACCATACCATATTGCATTTGGGTCTCCTGTAACTGTTGCTTCACAAGTAATATCACCATTACCTGCATATTCAACACCACCTAACCCTGCTAATAAAGCATAACCTTCTATAGAACCATCAAATGTTCTAATTCTATCTCCAATACCTGATACTGTAGCGTCTGCTGTAATATCACCTGAAGATAGTCTGTAACGGATACCGTCACCTGATATTGTAGCTTCAGAAACTATGTCTCCAGAGCTTGTATAAATAGCTGTAGGACTTCCAGAAACGCTTGCCAACGCATTTATTTCACCTTGCCCTACTAATACCCTTATTGCGTCACCAGATAGTGTTGCATAGCCTGTAATATCACCACTACTAAATGTAATTTTAGTAGCTTCACCTTCTAATTGAGCATTAGCAGTAATAGCACCTTCACCGGTAGCTATTCTTATAGCATCTCCTGACATAGTAGCGTCAGCAGTAATAGCACCATCACTTGTTCTTACTCTTACTGCATCACCTGTGACAGTTGCGTCAGAAGTAATAGCACCTGTAGATAAGTTTATACAAGCTGCTGTATTCCATAATGGGTCATCTAGTGATATTGCTAAACTATCTAAACTACCAAATGCGTCTAATTGGTCTAGTGTCCAAGGACCACAGATAGTAGTCCCATTATCATAAAATGTATTATCTAAACTATATGGTACATTTTCCAAACTACCATAAACGTCTAGTTCTTCTAGCGTCATTGGTACTGGCATAATTTACCTTAAGCTAATGTGACAGAGATAGAACCACTTGCAAATTTGAATATATCACCTGTATCAATTGTTTTAGATGTTGTAACTGGTGAGTGATATAAAAGGTTACCAGAAGTAGAAGCATCATTGATACCAAAGTATGCAATAGTACCCCATGAAGCTGTAGCTTGTGGAAACTCTACTGCAGCACTATTTGTAGTTACACCGTTAGATGGTGCGCCAAATGTGACTGCTGTTCTAGCGTATGAACCACCTGATACTTCTGTACCACTACCTGCGTCTGTAGGGTCAGTTGTCCATAATGATACATAAACTGTTGCTGGTGATGTGTATGTTGTGTTACGTAGAGTTGCGTTAATTAGTGCGTTCTCTAGGTAGTTACTCATTTCTGCCATAATATTGTCCTTATCTTGGTGTTACGCTTAGTGAAGTGTATGGGTATGTTGAACCCAAGTCGCTTGTCTTAATGTTAGCAATTGCTCTGTCATATAAAGCTGACCATGTTTGAATACGTGCGTCGTTAAGTAAATATGGTTCTGCTTCTGCTAGAGTTGCATATAATAAAGCGTCTGGGTAATTAGCTAGATATAAGTTACTAGCTGTTGTTGTTGATATAAATGTAGGTTGTGCATAGTATAGAATTTGTGCTGTAAAACTACCATTAGGCGTTGGCGCAAATTGGAACTCTGAACCTAACATTGTAAAATAGTGTGGTCTACCTGATAATGATGTTTGACCATTTTTAAAGAATAAGTCTGGTGACTGATATTCTAAAATAACAGGTGGGTTACCTTGTAAGTGTATTTCCCTTACTTCTAATATATCTGTGGGTAAAGATACTGTGCCATCACCTGAAGTAATTGCAGCAGTTGCTACCTTTAACATCTTTTCTGTTCTTAGGTCACGACTCATTCTAGTTTGTGCTAGTTGAATAAAGTCAGGTATTTGTGACGATAAGTCTGTTCGTGCAAGGTAGTTCTCTACCACAGTCACAAAACTGGTATAGTTGGTAAATGCCATGTAATATCCTTAAAGTTTTTTCAGAAAGACAATGCACCCATTACCTATGGATACTTGCTTTAGAATAGTGAAACGCTTAATTAATTTCTCACTCCACCATGATAATGGTTGTTGAATTAAGTGAGCATTACGACCATCTGGTAAAATTTTCTGTGCTGGACCTGTATGTATTGTAAATAGTCCATATTTATCTACGACTCTTTGTAAGTCGTCTAGTACATTATCTAGTAATTCTGGTTCTATATGTTCAAGAACGTCTATACATGTGACAAACTCACAAGGTTCTGGTGTTTGACTCCATAATTCGTTACTTGGTTCATAAGGTGTGTAATTTACTACACATTTTATTGCATCTTTTAGCCTACATTTACCTGCACCGTAGTCTAATAAGTTAGTAATGTTATGGTTCTTGATAATTTCATCAACAATTGGTGCATAAGCGACACTTGCTACACCATATTCAGGGTTTTCATGCAGTTTTGACTGCATTTCCCTATATTCTTTAGATATTAAGTTGCTCAATGACTTCTTTCCATGTTCTATCGTCTTGGTAAATTAGTCTCATGTGGCGATACCATGGCATACTTGGTTGAGCATAACGCCATTGGTGATATTTAGGTACTAAGCACCATGTTTTAACGCCCATAGCAGCACTACAATGTAATGCAGTAGTGTTTACCCCTAAATTCATGTCACAAGCAGCTATTAAATTAGCTGTTACATCATAATCTTTTGCGTCTGTCGCAAATTCAAAGTATTTAATACCATCAATTTTGCGTTCTACGCTATAATCTAGGCTTACTAACTGTATATCTTTGCGTTTAAGTAGTGGTTGTAAGTCTTCTTCTGTAAGTTCACGACCTTTAGCATTAGTTCT